AAGGTAAACAACGTAAGCAAATCCTTAAAGCATATAAAGCTGGAGGAGCAACAAAATATAAACCTTATTAATATGAAAACAAGAAACTCTTGGAAGTCTACTAGAAAACAATGGGATAAAATATCTTTAAGATTAAGATTAGGCGCAGTAGATTTTATTACAATTGAAGTAGATAAATCTAGAGATTTTTATATGTTTACATTATTAAATTTTACTGTTAAAAACCGATAATCATGGCTAAGATTAAAGATAATACTGGAACAACGAAAGTAACTGTTAAAGTATCACGTCCAGGAATTCACGCTAAGACACAAACATCTAAACTTAAAAGTTCTAGAAGCTATAAAAAAGCTTATCGAGGACAAGGTAGATAATATTAAAATTAATCGTATATTTGCTCATTATGTTATCAATGGTAGACTTACAAGCTCAGTTAGATGAGTCATTAGCAATCAACTCAGTAGAGTCCTCATTTTCTTATGAGTTCTATACGGATTTGATTAATGAGCAAAGATCGCTATGGCTAAGAAACGAGTATAATAAAAATCGCACAATAGATCCTTATGTAATACAAACATTAAGTTGTATTCCTATGGAACTAGTAGATCCTATACAATGCTGTGTAACGGTACCAAACGGATGTAAGGTACTTAGAAGCGTTTCACAAATTCCTAATACTATAGAATTTTTCTACACTAAAGGAATTGCATCTGTAGGACCTGCAGACATTACAAGACCTAGATTTATTTTAGTAGATTATTCAAGAGTTCCTTATGTAGGTAATGGACGCACTAATCAAAACTCTATTTACGCATTTATTTACGATCAATACATTTATTTAATCAGTAGAGGACCAAATGTAAACTTGATTACAAATATTACGATTAGAGGAATCTTTGAAGACCCTACTAGTCTTGCAAATTTCTTAGATTGTTCAGGAGAGTCTTGTTATAGTTTATATGACCCTTATCCATTAAATCTTTGGATGTGGGCGTATATTAAACCTTATGTGCTTCAACAATTAATGCAAAAAGGAGTTAATGCTCTTGATGACGCCAATAATGCAGAAGACGGTAAAACAGAAGTAGGAATACCGTCTCCTAATAGTAAATAAGTATGAATGACTATTTAAAAAGAGGTGAAGGAAAAAACAAAGCAAATATAAAGAAAGACAATTTTTACAAGTTCTATCTGCAGAATGCAAAGGAAAGAATAGTAGAAAGGAAACAATATAATGCATTTGTCAAAGACCTTTTAGCACAATACAGCACTGAAATAGTTACTAAAGGATTAGAAGTAAAAGTAACTAAAGTAGGAAAGTTTAGGATTCGTAGCAAGGCTTTACACTTTTTTAAAGCCAATGGAGAAAAAGCTAAAAGTCTTAGACCAAACTGGAAAGCAACTTGGGAATACTGGGAAAATAAACATCCAGGATTATCAAGAGATGAAATAACAAAGATTGAAAACAAAACAGTACTTTATCACGAGAACGATCATAGCAATCAAGAATTTTATGAGCACTATTGGGATAAGATAACAATTAATTTAATTAACAAAAGTTTTTATAACTTTAAGGCAAGCAGACAATTTTCAAGACTACTTGCTAAAGTTGTTAAAGACCCAAACAGAAAAACTTTTTATTATGGATGAGTTAAAAGAATCAATGGAATCTTCAAAATCAGTTGAATCAACTGTAAAAATTACTCGTAAAGAATTTGAAGACGGTTCTTCAGAAGAAACACGCGTAGAACAAGTTGAAGGCGGATACATTATCACTAAAGAATGTCGTTGCAAAAATGACAAAGGAGAGTGGGAATGGAAGACAGAAAAATCTGTAAGCACTACAGATCCAACAATGGATAAATCTACAGAAGGTATTGCTTCAAGATTAGAAGCCCTTCTTAAAAATATGGACTAATGTACTCAGGAAATACCGTTTCATATAAAACCATTATTGACAAAGTTATACGTGACTTTGGTTTTAACTACGACATTCACGAAGAAGAAGGAGTAGAATGGTTAGCAGAGTTCATGGCTCACACTAATGTAGGTGTGACTATGGAAGAAAAAATTGCTTACATAGAAATATGTGACGGTAGAGGAGATTTGCCATTTGATTTATATAAGATCGGCCAAACTGTAGATATCAGCGGTGTCTCTACTTTAGAAGAAGCTCAATGCGGTAAAGGTAGAATGTATCCAATGCGATGGAAAACAGATTACTTTCACAAGAGATATCACCAAGATGACAGAGATTATACTTCTGAATCACGTGAAACTTATACTGTGGGACAAGGATACATTTTCACAACAAAATCAAAAGGTATCATAGCGATGTCATACAGCGCCATACCTACCGACGATTGCGGCTATCCTACTATTCCTGCAGAACAACAATGGTTAGAAGCAGGTGCCCATTATATCGCACATCGTATTGCAAGAAAACTTTGGATACGTAATGAGTTAGCGGGAGATAAATTCCAAGTTATCGAGCGAGATAAAGAATGGTATTTTGCTCAAGCAGTGAATCATGCTAAACAATGGAACGGCGTAGATGAAGCAGAAACTGTTAAAAATTCAGTTATGCGTACTATTCCTCAAGTACAAGACCATGCATCTTTCTTTGCAAATATGCAGTTACCAGAGCAACGTAAATTTAGACCTAAAGCTTCAACAGCACTTGTATCAACTATTAACTTAGTAGCATATAATGCTCCTAACCCAGCAACATCATAACAAATGGAAGGAAGTATAAATTCTTATGAAGGAATGAATAAAGACCTTGGGTATGATATTATTCCAAGTAATTTATACATTGATGCCAAAGATATTAGAATAACTACAGTAAGCGGCGAATCTCAAGGTTCCTTCACAAACATGAAAGGGAACACTGAGTTTTTTAATTTTCCTACTTCAGGAATTTACGGCACTTTTCCATCAACAGTTTCTTGGACATCAAATAATGCTGAAGTAATAGGATACACTACAATTAGAAATAGAATAATTCTTTTTGTTGCAGATGATTCTAATACTAAAGGCTGGATATATGATGTACAATATGACCCAAGCACAAGAGCAATTCTTTCAGGTTTTCCAAAACTTGTACTTTACGGAGCAAATTTAGGATTTAAAAAAGCAAATCCCATTGAAGCTTTAGGACGATATGAGTCTCCAGATATTCAAAGAGTATATTGGACAGATTACAATAATCAATTACGTTCTTATAATATAGAACTTACTCCTAATGTAGGCAACACAGAATTAATAAATTTTCATCCTGATGTAATCTATAATACCCCTTTATTAGTTGGAATATTTAGTGGAGGTAATTTAAAAGTAGGATCTTATCAAGTAGCTTATAAACTGCGCACACAAGACGGTAAAGAAACTTTGATTTCCCCACCTAGTGAATTAATACATATTACTACAAGCCCAGAAACTCTTACAGGTACAAGTAAATATACAGGAGATGTTGCGACAGCTGTCACTAATAAATCTATTAAAGTTTCTATAAATACAAGTTCTTATAACAATTTTGAGCAGATAGATATTTATTTAATCTACCATAACATTGCTGCAGGAACTCCTAGTGTACAATATGTAGAAACAAACACTGTTGTAGTAGGAACTATGGAATTTTTGATTACAGGTACTGAATCAGGAATAACAGAAGTAGAGTTAGCAGATTTTACAACAAGAACTTATCCTTTTTATACAGCAAAGACTATTACACAAAAAGATAGTAATTTAGTTATATCAAACTTAAAAGCTTCTACATTTTCTGCTTCAGAAAGAATTGCAGAATTAGGAGAGACTTTTAATTTTAAAGTACTACGATATGATTCAAGTTCTACTGCTTGTACAGATGAATTTAATCAAGAGTATAATATAGATGCTCACTGGCTACAAGATTGGCATGCTAATCAACAATTTAAGTATTTAAAAAATGGCACCACTTTAGGGGCTATGTCAGAAAATCCTAATGCTACAAGTGGAAATAATTTAGAAATTACTTTTCATTTAGAGCCAATGACTATTGATACTAACAATGGTTCGACTGCAGCAGAGGCAGGAGTGGCAGATACTTGGAATTTTCCCGATCCTCTTATTCCTCACGATTTAAATGATGGTTATGGTGTAAGAGCAAATACTACATTTTCTAATCATGCTTCGCCGTTTCTTTCAGGAGTTCTTAGAGGTTATAAACGCGGAGAAACTTATCGTTTTGGAATAATATTTTATAACAAACAAGGAGAATGTTCTTTTGTAGAACATATTGGAGATATTAAGTTTCCTGATATTTCTGACACAACAGATGTATTAAATACTAATGGGCAATATACATTTGATATTTCTAATGACTATTTAAGCAGTGCTGCTAATCAAATTATAGGATACAATTTAGGATTTAATTTAACAATTGATTTTAGTTCTTGTCTTAATTTTTATAATGAAATAACTAGTTATCAAATAGTAAGAGTAGATAGGACTATTGACGATGCTAGAAGATTAACTTCTGGATTAGTAAAAACATTTAGTAATTATCCAAGTGGGCCACCTGCTGCTAATGTAAATTTTGATTTAAGAATTCCTGTAACAACTGGAGACCCTATTTTACATTTAGATTCTGGACAAGATCAAATGGTAGCTACTTTTAATGCTTTAGATGTTTCGGGACAAATACAATCAAATGCTCCAAAATTTGGAGACTTTATTGCTTACCATAGTCCAGAAATATCTTATAACTATCAAAATATTCCAAGTATCATCAGCTCTATTCCAAATGCTTGTTTGCTTGTAACAGGTGCTTATGTTACACAAACTGCTACTAGTGATACAGAAAATTTATCAGCCGCTAAATTAAGTATCAATACTTATAATAATACTAAAAAATTAATTTTTAATGTGCCTATAAATGTTCCGTCTACAGAATATGTCAAAATTTGGAGCACTAATAAGCAATACACAAAAATGGATGATTCTACAGATTTAATTTATACTTCTGTAATGGGACCATTTTATGCAGCAGGTAGTAATTATTTTCTTAGAAATTATCATATAACAGTAAACAACCCTGACGGAACTTATAACGATCCTCAATTACCAGGAGTACATTCTAGCAATGATTATGAGTTTTGTAAAGGAGCTACAGGTATCTTCGGTAAAATCAGTAAATTAGAATATGATCCAATTACAGGAGATCCTATAACAATTACTTCTAATGAAGACAATTGGGATAATGATTATGTTAGACCTGCATCAGGGACTTTAACAGATCATATTCCATTAGTAGATACATTATTGCCTAAATCAGAAATTTACGGAGGATTTACACAATCTGCTTTAGCAAGTAATATTTTTAGAATAGCTTCCCCAGTAATTAAAAAGAATTATCAAAGTCCAATCATTTTTGGTGGAGATACTTTTATTAATATGGCTACATTCCAATCTACTTGTGTAGATTTAAATGAAGACATTTATGAACAAGCTGCAGGAGGAGGAGGTACTTATTATGCTTACGCATACGCGACTTCAAGATCTCAAACTTTAGTATATCCAACAGAAAGTTCTTTTAACATAGAATTAGATTATGGAGCAAGTACTAAAAGAGGCATAGCGTACACAGTTACTGTAGGCACTACTGTTACTGAAAAAGGAATACTTCGCCAAGAAGTAAATAATAGTTATTATGGTTATGCTCGTTCTACAGATATGTATCAGCAAAACGATGTATTTTCTATAACTAATCAAGATTTAACTTTTGCTGTTAAACCTACAAATTTAATTATTGCAGATAGAAATGATATTCGCTCAAGATTATCTAATACTAAATACAATGGAGAAACTGTAGATTCTTGGACAAAGTTCCAAACTAACAGATTCTATGATGTAGATGATTACGGCCCAATAAATAAAATCATCAATTGGAAAGATATAGTTTATTTCTTTCAAGATAGAAGCGTAGGAATGTTAGCA